AATGAATATTTTAAACTTATAGTAATTTTGTAACCAGTTATGGATGGAGCTCTTTTCAATTAGAATACGGCGCACTTTTCAATTAGTATCTACACATTAAGGTAATAATACTCAGAAATAAATATCTCTGCTAACTCATTAAGCTGCTCCTTAGCAATCTTGGTAGATACCTCTGCGAAGTCATTGAGTGTACCGAATTGAATTTTCAACCATTCTAAAGGAGTTTCATCTCCATAAGTCGAAGCCAATAATCCTAATGTAGGTATAGAAAAATTCATGGCTAAATCGGAGTGAGTCGCCTTACACCTGACAATTTTGAACTGCAAATCTGGATTGTAATCAAGTATGAATTGTGCAGGGTCAGGATATTTATTCAATAACGCCCTCTGCTTCAAGTTCCTTTCTTTTTTTTGCGGCAGCTTCTCTGACTGTTGTAGCGACTGCAAGAACTGAATCACGTTTTCGCTGCTCGCTATCCTGTTGATTTTTACTAAGTCTTTCTCCATTGTAATTGCCTTCTAAAATCTTAATGAAATTTGTCGGTCTGAATATCCAGTCGAAATCACAATGCCAGTTTTGGTTATTATGCCCCAAAAGAAATGCTGATTGAGAAACGTTGTTGAAAACAGCCATAATAGCCTCTTTCCCATATTCTGCGACTCTTACTTTTACGGCTTTCTTACGTTTTTCTGTCATTGCCGTAACTTTGGGTAACCGTCCTTCAAACATCTTGTTGAACGTATCCATAAGACCATTGTAATTTATCTTATCGCTCTCATTGTTCCCTGATGGCGAGGCTTCCCCTTGGGGGGAATTATAGGGGGGATATTCTTCTTCTCTTTCTACTTCTATTTTAGTCACGTATTGTTCAGTGAATGATACGGTAGTATTACGTGATTGTTCCGTGATTAATAAGTGAATATTATCTTTTATTTTGTCTATCAAGCATTTAGGTATATTCAAATCCTCGTAATTAGGTTTGTTGATTACTTGATGCCGAGTGAAATTTGGCAGATATATGAATCTTTCCCCTTTATAGGAAAGCAGACATATAAATCCGTTTATCACAAGCTCGTTCATCCATTTTTCAAACTGTTGTATTTGGATTTGGTCATACGGAAATATTTTAGACTTTAACCAGATAGAATCACCTATTACAGTCCCTGAATCATCAGAGAAATTCCAAAGACCTATATAGAGAAGCCTTGCATCCCTTGTAAGACGTCCTATTTTGGTATCATCCCAGAACTTTGGCTTAATCATTCTGTTTCGTGCCATGTTTATTCATCTTTATTTTCATGCATCTTTCAAATTGTCTATTTTTTATAATTCAACTTCCTTGATTATAAATTCTATTCTTGGATTTACTTTGTCTATAAACTTCTCTGCTACTATCTTCACGCAATTACGGTCGTTCTTGATAGCTTTGCATCCTTGTAGACAATCAAGTACTGTCTTGAAACAATTGTCGAGGTCTGGGCGTTGGTTTTCATAGAATACATTCAAATAAAGTTCAAACAGCCCTGCTATCATCTTGCCTCTGTACTGGTTACATTGTAGATAGAACGACTTTTCATATTCATTCAATGCCGGCTGTTTGGCAAGACTGCCATGACCGCGGATTGTTATAACTTTATAACAATTAGATTTACTCGGTATTTTGCCCCTTATTATCTGTTTATTATATATCATGTTATGGTAGTTTTAATTTTATTTCATTGATAAGTTCTTCATTGGATATACAATAGCCGGCATTAGCTATGTCGCATAAGTGCCTTTTTAAATCGGCTGGATTGTTAAATTCAATTTGAAGTAAGGGCGCTGTTTCGTAAGCAACAAACTCTCTGTCCTCAAGCTCTTTAATTAACTCTTCGTCTGACAATTTTTCAAGAATATCATCTATATAATCTTCCATGTCAAATTCCACCTCTGCTGTAACTGTAACATAATTGCTCATATATGTTTGATTTTAAGTTCCACATCCACCGGCTTATCTTTCATCATGGAGAAAGCATCGAGTATCCTCTCCTTAGTCAACTGGATAGGTCGGGTCATTATTTCACTCTCTATGTTTTCCAACGGTATCTTCTTTCCGTCATAGGTAATAAGAACCGCAGAAGTTATTACGTAAGGACTCATATCTTATATTGTTTCTTTATCTGCCTTGCAATCTTCTTGTTCAGCTTACTTAGACGCTCTGCCTGTTTGCTGTCACCTCCAATATTATGAATGTCTGACTTTCGGTCTGCAATAAGCTTCTGAATGATTGCACCTTCGGATTTGGTTACCGTAAGTTTCATTCAAGTTTTTATTTAAATCCCCATTCTTTCATGTAGTCAATGTTTTCAGGAAATCCCTCTACTGATTTAGGACTAAGGAATATTTTCTCACTCTTCAATGGAGTGCCTCCCCAAACAGTAGCAGGGCATTCTTCATATTCTTCTTTAGAAACTTCACTTACATTAAAATGGGGTTGGAAGCCATATCCCATTACGCTTTCCCCTAAGTAAGTACCAAACTTCTTTAAAGCCCATTGAAATGCAATATCTTTATATAGGTAATGTTTAGAAAACACAGCCACATATATTTTATGAGAGAAATTTCCTGTTTCTGTTAAGTCAGGATTACATCTGATACAGAAATACTTAATACGTGAAAGTATTTCTTTAACAAACTTCTCGTGCTTTTCGCAATCTTCTTTTGTCAAGAACTCTTTTCCATCATTTGCGATGTAAATAGTCTTAGTTATTTCTTTCATTTCCATATTGTTTTTTATTAAAGCCCCGAAGCGTATTCTCCGGGGCACAACCATTATTTACTAACCCTTGCCATTTATGTGTGGCTCACATTTATGAGGTGGTAGCAGGACTTGCACCTGCATGATTGTTATGCTGCTCACTTGCATCTTTTATCGCCTACTATGAATAAGGCTCGCTGTTGTAGGTTTTGGTATCCGTCACCGAGTGATTAATAACCCTCGAATGCTTCGTTTACCTGACATGCTGGTCTCCTTTTCGCCAACCTTCCCCGATTATCATTTCCTATAATCCTCAGCTTAGAGCATCAATCTACTGCTTAATAGCGTCTCTCGTTGTTCCGCCATACCACCATTTTTGCCCGCCCAATCTTCACAGACCGGACAGACAGGTTAACAAATAGTTCCCGGATAGGCGGTCAAGCCACACCGGGATAGTTAACTGTTAGCTGAAATTAAATCACTTAACCCGAACCTTTCACGGGACTTCTGCGTGAGCAGAGGGCGTTTAGTTAATAATTATGGTTATTTGTTAGGGATATACCAATCCGGGATATAATCATTCATTTTTAGCCTCACTTTCTATACTGCCGTTCGGAATGACTTTAGGTTTATTTCCGGTCTTGTCTATAATAACCGATTTGCCGCCAATTGTGACCTCTGTACACTGTCCCTCTGGGAATCTATTGATAAATCGGGATACTTCTGTATTACTATCATCCTCAGTCTCGTTTGGCTCATACGGATATACATCCATGATAGCGGCTTCCGCTACCGATGCAATCTGGTAATCGGCCATTGTTCCTTTCATGCCCTCATCCAGCTTCTTTACCGCATCACGCAAGTCGGCTGCCTGCACCAATACCTGGGTAGACGTTTTTTTCTCAGCACCGCTTTTCTCGTCCAATGTGATGAAAACCAGCTTGCATTTGAACCAACGGTCAGCGGCTTCCTCTTCGCATGGAAACAGTTCGCTGTAGTTGGCACGTTTGATGTCCGATACCGTGAATTCTCCTGAAATAAACGGTGTCATCTCTTCGATGATACGTGCTTCTGCTTCCGTAAAACTGAGTGCATCTACCAGATAAGGTTCGGTAACTTTCTTGTTCATTCCGTTTTCCATTGTTTTCTCGTAACGGATTTTACACTCAAACCATGTATGCATAATTTTCTATTTTAAATAAAAGTTTTGTTTCTGTCTATTTCAATCTCCATTAATTGCAATAACCTCTCTTCATCAGGGCTTGGCAGATAGACACCGCATTCGGCACTCGCCCAATTACGAAAACGTTCAATGCTCGTCGTCATTTCTGCCGTATCTAAATCAGTGGAACTACGTAAAACTTCCATTTCTCCCAAAAACTTATCATTAATTCTACGGGTGAATATTGCAGGATTTACTAACTTTTTGTAATAGTTCTGTTTTACGTATTCCAGCGTGTTCCCCGTCTCACAAGCGAAGAAGCCTAAAAGGGTGTGCAGGTATTTGTTCTGCTGCGTTGTCCTCTTAGGCTTCTTTTCCGTCAGTTCCACAATGCAACCCTTTGAGAAGAGATAGTTACATCGCATTTTGAACTGCTCTTTGTGGAGTGGGTTGGATAGGTCGTATTGCATAATATTTTAGAATGGCAAATCATCTTGCGGGGATAATCCCGGAGCTTCCGCAATCTGTTCCGGTGTGGGGCTGCTCTGAACGGGCTTATATTCCTTGAAATCTCCAAAAATATACTGTATGCCTTCTTTGCGTTCTTCTTGTTTTGGGGCACAAGTAATAAAATGGGTATGCCCAAACTGTGAAGGTTCCTTGCGTTCGATAACCGCCACATTTAAATAAATTTTCTCTTTCCCGTCTTTGCAGATTACTTTCTTCATTTGCTCACGGGGAATGTCACTAAGACAAATACTTCCTGTTAAAATCATAATACTATTCTATTGTTTCTTTAAGTAAATACTTGGTCAAATCTCTGTATTCAGCCCATTCAAGAAAGGAGCGAAGCAGATTATAATTATCCTGCTCCATACCATCGTAGCGATAGCATGTTATTGCAGGACCATAACGTTTCAACGGAATACCTCTGACATCATATCCATGCTTTTCTTTATCATATCCTTCAAATATGAACAAATCAAAATGAAATATATCTGCATTGAATAATTGGAGATAAAATTTCCATTGGCAAGAATTTATGTAATCGGCATCAATAGGATAAGAATATTTGGTTTTAATATCCCTAATTTCTACGCCATCTATCATATCGGCACATCCTGTTATAATAGCATTCCCAAAGTCCTTATAAAGGCGTATCTCATGAAAAGCATCAGGATGTTCATTCCTGTATGCAAGAGCGGCCTTACATTGTGGTATGTCAAGAATTATTTTGTTCCCATCAATATCAAACGCTCGTCCGCTTGGCATTTGTTCCTTTTGTTCTTTCCCGTAATAAAGAAAGGTACGCTCACCTGCTTTAACCTTTTCGCATTTCGGTGTACCTTCTTCCACTATTTTATGAAAAGCTTTTCCAATTCTCGTATATGTATTGCCTTCAAATGCACCTGATATACTGTCAATAACCGATTGTTCAGTTATCTCATAACTGGCGTAATCGCTTTGTTCTATGTATTTTCGGAATGCTTCCAGTTGTGTTACCCTAATAAGTGGTTTCATGCTTTAATAAACATTTTTTTGTCCTTGTCGAATGCGTATCCTTTTGTAGCAAGATTTTTTTGCATTTCAGAGAAGAACGGTAATTGCATGATTTTAGGCAGTGTCTTGGTTGCTTCCATCAATGAGATAATATCTTCATCAGTCATTGCAGCCGCAAGTTGCTCTCGTATTGCTGCAAGCTGCTCGTTGGCTTTTGCTTGTGCTTCCCCTTTTCCTTGAATAGATATTTTGACTTTTGAAACAATGTCAGACATGCAAGTATCAAATTGGGTTGTGCCATAATCTGGAATCGTAACAGTTTCAAGCCCGGCAACATTTTTCCCTACAAAATTATCTAACGGAGCAAAAGATATACAGCGTTTTCCATTTTGGATAAATACATATCCCACTTGGTCTGCAATTCTAACAAGAAGGTCTTTAGATTGTCCGGTACAATCCGGAGAGTGCTTTATCACATCACCGTCTGCTGTTTCTTTATCATGGCAGATAAATATAATATCAGAACCATTTGAACGAAGGAAGTTGACGAACTCTTTAAAATCTTCGCCCATCTGTCCGAAGCGTTTTAAAGAATTTGTTTTTAACTTATAGTTATTTTCAATGGCATACTGGCTCAAATAATCGTCAAGCATAGACTTTGCTGTATCAACCACAATTGTTTTATACTCTTTCATTGCTTCCCGCTCACTATCTATGTCTTTCCAGTTTTTAGCCATTATAGTATCACAACGCTGTACTGCTCGGTCTGCACCTCTGTCGCAATCAATCAATAAGGGGGTATCGGCTGTTGTAGCAACACTTGTTTTCCCACTTCCCGGTACTCCATAAAGTACAATAATAACAGGACGTTCAGGTAGAACGTCATTCTTTTTTACGATTGGCATAATTTTATAATATTAAGTTTAACAATATCTTGGTAGCCCTTGACTAACGCAAAGAAGCATCCTTTCGTCTTCGAGTTCGTCAGGTGTATAATCATATTGATTACATTCGAGTTCTGCGCGCAACTCCTCGATGTCTTCCTCTATAAGCTGAATGATTTCTTCTTTTGAAGAATACCCATACTTGGGAAGATAGTCCAAATCGCAGGCTTTTACCTCGTTCAGCTCTTTGTACAGTTCTTCCAGTTCATCTTTCATCGTCTTATGTTTTTAGACCGCCCGTACAAGGTTAAAGGGAAGCGGTGCGCACTTCGCTTCTCTCACGGCTTTTAGTACGGTAATAGCACTACCTTTGATGCGGCTGGAATGAAATTGCTATTTCATTTCCACTGCTTCTCCATTTATTAAAGTATAGAATGTATCTTCTTTGATTGACTTACCGTCTACTTTGAACGCTTTGACTGAAATGATAGGATAAGTGTTCCCATCCCATTCTCCACGTTCTGTAAGCACAATCCAGCATCCTAATGCTCCCTTTGCCTTGCAATCCTTTCCGGCAGCAAGAGCTATGCTTTCTTTGCCGGTAGCTGATGCAGCGCCATAGTCGCCGGTAGCTGATGCAGCGCCTCGGTTGCCGGTAGCTGATGCAGCGCCTCGGTTGCCGGTAGCTGATGCAGCGCCTTGGTAGCCGGTAGCTGATGCAGCGCCTCGGTTGCCGGTAGCTGATGCAGCGCCTCGGTTGCCGGTAGCTGATGCAGCGCCATAGTCGCCGGTAGCAATCTTTTCCTTTACCCACTTACATTTGCTGAAAGTGAACTTGATTGCCGCATCAACAATGCTTTTAATACTTAACTCTGCTCCTATGTGGATTTTTGAGCAAGCAATTTTGGTATCATCCGTATCAACATCCATATCCCCACTTCCTTCAACTTCATGGAACTTGTTCATACCAATGTTTGCAGGAGGATAATAGCCAAATACATCTAAGGGATGAAGACAATAGTGGAAACCATTACTACAAGCGCTTATATCACCTTGTTCTTCGTAATCTTTTCCCTCTTCATATTTAAAACCCCTGCAAGTCATATCAGAATTGAAGCCTTTGAACCCTTTTATCTTACTGAATTCTTTCGGGATAGTAACATTATCAGGAAGGTTTGCTCTGAGAGCCATATATGCCATATAATTTGTATCAAACCCCGCTATTCCCGTCCCAATGGCGGTAAGAAGAAACTCCTTTTCAGGATGTTCGTTGGCAAAATTCCGCAAGTTACCCAAATAGGTTATCAATTCTTCTTCCGTGACTTTCTCCATATCTTTATCCAGCGTAGGAATAGCATAGGATTGCCCTTGCAATCCTTCGAACTTATGATAAGCTACTCATAAGTTTGATTATGACAAGTAATATGTTATGTAAAGTGCAAGACTTATAAAGTGAGCAAACTTATTGAATATTAAAGAATTTGTTTAGTCCCTTCG